ATGCTTGCTCAAACACAGACCAATGTCCATGATTAATACAATACTTCAAGAGACCTTCAAAGCTAGGATTATCCTGATTATTAGGATTTGAAACCCTTGCTATGTACGCCATCGTCTCCTCTGGATTGGGAGTCGATTGAACTAGTCTCACTTTTTCCATGATTTCCTTTCAGTTGTTTTAATTTTAATCCTTTTTTAGCAACTTTCTTTGCTTTCTTCATATACAAAAGTTCTTCATCCGTATATAGCCAAGGATTCTTAAGTGCTTCCTTGGTTAACCGAATTGTATCTTTCATCCGCATAATAGACCTCGTAATACTTGATAATTCCGTGAGTGATCATATTACCTTGTGACACCCAATCATGGGCACACTCATAAATGGACCTGTTACTATATTTAGGTTGACCACTGGGATCTAACTCCCTTCCAAATCTTTCAAGTAGAGTGCTGAGAGCACTAGCCCTCACTTGCATCTTATCTGGCGTGTACCGCCAATCAGTCGGGATATCCGTCATCGTCTCCATCAGCAAAGTATTCTACTGGATCATCAAGATTTTCTCGCGTATCTTGTTGATATGCTTCTTTATTGGAAAATACTTCAGATTCCAATTCCTGAACCAGGGCTTTCATGGTTAAGACTAGACCCTTTAAAACTTGTCTATCCATCAGAATAATGAGGTTTTGTCTATTATACACAAAAAAGGGGTCCCCGTCAAGGAACCCCTAGTTATCTATGTAAGCATGATCACTTGCTATAAGTTCTACCGCGATAGCAGAAAGTCCCGTGAGACTCTTTGCTTTCTACACAACGGGTAGAATACTCAACACCACGATATGAAGTGTGGGTAATCTGTGCGTTATGCAAAGCAGATGCTTTTTGAATCTGCCTGCGAATGAGATTAAGTGTGTTCATTGTGTTACTCCTGAAGTTAGGGTGGTTTAATCCCCGTTCCTTCAGTCGTTTGCGTCCCAATAGCACTCAGGTGTAGAATCCTTTACGGTTTCTACTAACTCAACTTTAAAAGCATCTGGGATATTCTCATTTGCTTTCATCCGAAACATAATTGCATCGGCTTGTTGACAGGTGAGTGATGAATATAATAAAAATTCAATCATGGGATGAACGGCTCCGTTCCGCGACTTACTTGCGTCTCCCTAGGGAGATGAACGACAGGTCTATTATAGACCTCATACTGTATTTAGTCAACCCTATAGAGCAAAAAAAACCCGGAGATTTTTTCCCCGGATTCTTGAAATTAAAAGTTGAATTACTTTTTGGACTCTTTAACCTTACTTTTGTACCCGTACATTTTTGGATCAATTCTACCCTCGGCTTGAATCCAACCCTTAAATCCTTTTTTATACTTATCGTAATAAAAATCAAAAAGATCTACTTGTTTATAGGATGAGGAAATATCATATTTTTTATTCCCTTCCGAATCATAGTATTCAACTAAAAAAGCAGAATTTGGCAAACTTTTATCATTTGCCAATTCAGGGTCACAATCCTCATGCAGGATATTTACTCTTTCATTACTTAATTTACTCAACGCCGTCCTCCCCACTCAACATCTGGATAAGCCTCTTTAATGACATTGTGAGTAATACGATATTTTTTACTCAGATTCTTATCCTTGACCAGACAAACAATTTCTGCCTCATCAGGGTGCAGAGACTCTAGCAACTCAATGAATAGAGACTCTCTACGAGTACGCTTAAGAGTATCATTACCTCCCTTCACATAGTTATAGAGAGTTCTATACTGACTAGCTAACTTACTTTGATTATCTACAGTAGGAGAATCATTTGGAGTAAATGGAACATCTCCGTCAGGAATAGCACTTTCGACACTATCATCAAAGTTCCATACGAATAAAGAGACTAAAGCAGGAGATCTATGCTCTTTGAGTAGATTGATTTTTGCTGCTTTAGTCTTTGCACTCGATACAGCTTGCAAAATTTCAGACTGAAGTGGATGTGGTGGTAATTTGCTCATGATTTTTTCAAGTTAATAATTAGTCTTCGTCATCGTCTTCATCTTCATTAAAACGAAAGGCGATTAGTGAATCAGGGAGGACATTGCCATGCTCATCGTACATTTCTGGATGAAGGACTTGCTGTTGCTCTGGACGATCATGATGATAGATCATATACTCTCTAAGCACCCATCCTAACATACAACCAACGATTAAAGCACCTAGAACCAAGAATGATCCTACGACTAAACTGACTGCTAGCATTTTCCTATTCTCCTTTGGGAATATCTTTTTTGATATCCAGAGTAATTTCTAGATAAAAATGGAATTCTCTCTTAAAAAACCGGATCATATTTCCAAAAATTACTTGGAAAGTTTTCGGTTTTTCTTTCTCTTTTCCTCCGCTGAGAATAAATTCAATCCCACGATTTGGGTTGATATCATTATTTAGTTCTGTTTCAGACAAGATTCTGCTCTTTAAAATACCTCACTGTGTCGGCAGCTCCTCCAACAACTGTATCATTATGAACTACTTGGGGGAAGTACTGGGTCTTGAATTCGTTTTCAAATTCTTCAATAGTAAAATCTTGATTCAAAGTGTAAACCACATGCTTTTGCTCTGTGATTTCCATGAGCTGTTTTACCTGGCGGCAGTGTCCGCAACCAGGCATTGAGTAGATTGTAAACATAATCGATTTCTACCTACAAATACATTTATAAAAAAATTAAATTGCCCTACTATATCCCCGAAGCTGTGGGGGAACATGATCAATATTTGCAGAAATAACTATTCTTCTTCCCTCATGATTATCAGGAACCCAATGGGGTAAACTAGCGTCAAACGCTAAAACTAATCCATTTTCTACAGATCTACATGTGTCTCCAAAACAAATAGGTGCAGAGTTTTCCTCCACATCAATATAAAAAATCAAAGACAACGCTGAGGGAAAGTGACTATGAAACTTTGTCCCTTCATTTGGACCATAATCCATAGCCCATAGATTAATTACCTCATATATGCCGTTAGTAGAAAAGTACTGCTTGCCAATAGAGTTTGCAACCCCTTCAAAGTAATTTACAATTGGAGAAAATCTAGAATCAACCTCATGAAGATTCCAAGCAGATCTCCAGTTAGCATTGACATTGGAGTCCTTACATGTGTCTGGATTTTCTTTTTTGTAATCAAGAATGATTTGCTTGAACTCATCCAACCTTTCAGTCCATTTAGACTCAAAAATTGGCATTTCAATCTGAACTTTTGACAGTGTTATGGCAGACATACTTTATCGATATTCATGGCGATTGCTATTCTTCTTGCCTTGGTTGGTGGAACAAAATGTGTGAGTACTCCGGGGAATAAGACCATCATACCATTTTTAACATGAACCTCCTTGTCTTCTAAAAAGATAGGAGCAACATCTTCTTCCACATCTATGTAGTAGACGCATGACCATGCTGCAGAAAGGTGATCATGGGGAAGAGCTTGGTCACCCTTTTCCATGACAACTGCCCATAAGGACACCACTTTATAATCTGCATTAGTGTCAAAGACATGCTTCATGATGTATTTTAGCACATGCAAAGCATAATCGCCAACAGGGATAAATCTTTCGTCAGTTTCGTATGTGTCCCATTTGGTCAACCATGCTTTAACAGAATGGCCTGCTGTCTCGTTAGTATCCAGATACTCTGGATCTTTCTCTCTTTTTTCTAAAATTATATCTTTAAATTTATTAAATTCTTCAGGACCATCTTCAATGACGAAGGTGGGCAGATGACTGACCACCTTGTCATAGTGAATGATCTTAGATGTAAGTTCTCTCTCCATCCTGTCCGCCAAGTGTCATAATACTAAGTTCACCCAAGTCTTCAAGGGCAGGAATTCCATTATACACCCTAACGGTATATCCATTAACCGTTCTGTCAGAAATCCTAAGATTAACAATACCACCTGGGAAGGCATTTGTACCACTCGCGATGCCAATGACAGCATAATCAGTGTCATTCATTGCATCTGAGAAGTTCACATTGTATGTTCCAGTAGCAGTTTGTTCAATGGAGCTGACATTATGTGAGCGATCACCAGGAGTGTAGTCACTGTTGCCAACACCAAGATTACTATTCATGTACCAGGAAGTAGCACGACCTTCATAGAACTGGGTGTAAGTAGCAGTCTTGAGACCTACAAGGTTCTTAAACTCCCCAACTCTGCTGACCTTATGGAAATCATTATTAAACACTTGGATGGAGTTACCCATGTTTCCAAATCGTGTTCCAATACCAGCACCATAGTACAGAAGCTGAGGTGTGTTCTCATCAATGAGAATTTCAGTATAAGTTCCAGTCTCAGTTACATTATCAGAGAACTGGTTCGGAGTTGTTGTACCAAATCCTACTGCAGAACCATCTGGAGCATAGTAGAACCTGATCGGATAGTTTGCCTGCTGTGATGCATTAGTAAAGCGATAGGTTTGACCTACTTCAAATCTCAGGTAAGGAGATTCATAACCCTGAACATTGATAGAACGATCAGATCCAATACCAAAGTATCTGTGATCTGTTGTCTTCGTACCAATAGTAGTAGGTAGAGGCTTGAATGTACCCTCAAACTGCGTGTAAAGGTTCTTAGCGGTGTCTGCAGCACCCGTTAAGGTGGAGAAACTAGAACTATTAGCAAAGAGTGCATTGTTTGCCTGAGAGGCAAGTCCAGCGAGCGTAGCGTAGGTAGCAATGCCAGCGACAATAGCCTCAGATGCAATGCCTGCAAGTGTAGCACGAGGTGCCTCGTTAATCGTTATTGTAACGATACCAGCAGAGACTGGACTTACATCAAGACCAGCATTAAAGTTAACTGTTCCTGCTGTACCAACTGCGGATCCAGAGTCTTGGATAATGACACCAGAACCAGCAGCAACAATATTAGTTAACTGAGATCCGTCACCAATGAATCTCGGTGCAGTGATGTCATTATTAGATGTGATTGTGGCAGCTGCGTCCAATTGAGCAGCTGTTCCTGCAGTTGTTGCACTGTCAGCAGTTTGTGCCGAGGTCGCTGTAGTTGCTACCGTAGCAATTCCGGCAACAGTTGCAAAGTCTGCTTGAGTTGCTTTCGGAACAGAGACACCAGCAGCAAGACTATTAGCAGTTTGTGCAACACTTACAGTATCCGCAGCAGTAATAGTGACAATACCAGCAGAGATTTGAGATACTGTCAGGTTTTGACCGAAGTTAATGGTAGCAGCAGTGCCAATAGGACTATCATTGTCCTTAATGATAACACCTGCACCAACACCAGTTACACCAGTGATACCGGAACCATCACCAAAGAATGAAGTTGCAGTAATATTACCGGTAGTATTGACATTAATGTTTGTACCGATACCAGAAGGACCAGGATCCTGAGGTACAGAGTGAGCAACAAATGTTAGGTTGGGTTTAGAACCACGAACAATCAGACTCTGACCTTTAGCAAGAGCAAGGTTATCAATCTGAACATCTTGTAGAGGAGCCAGTCTTAAACCAAATACTAAGTAGTCAGACTCTTGGAACTCAGCGATACCACCAGATGACAGACCAACTGACATACCGACAGTAGAATCAGAGTTCTGGTTTGTAGCGTGAACTGTGACTAGACTATCTTCTTGTGCTGTAAAAAACTCAAGGTTAGTATTGATCTGGAAAGGAGGTTTGAATCCAAGAGTACCAGATCTTCTTCTGCCATGAACCAGAGCAGAGTCAGGGCCCAACTTATCAAACTTTCTAGTAGCAAAGGCAAGGAAAGAGATGTTAGGGTCGAAAGAAGATACGAAAATCTTATCTCCAGGTTTAATACCAACTTTCTCAATCAGTCTCGTACCACCTCTTTCTAGAGGAATACCATAAGTGATAAAATCACTCTTTTTAAATCCAGGTGTACTAGAGATACCAATAGAGAATGTAGAACGGAAGTCATTCTGGTTTGCAACACTGATACTAACCTCAAGGAGGTTATCTGCCTCATATAACTGGACGGGCTCAACAACACCATTCGTCAGTGTTGTTTTAATAGAAGCAAGTCTACCTACCTCGGCAAGAGCGGCACCAGGAGTGGTGAATGTGACGACTGCTGAGAAAGGAGATGTATGTTCAACACCAGATGTGCCATCAGCATTAGATAGATGACGACATCTTACATAGAAAGTATGACTAGAGTTAAGTCCGTCAGGAATTATTTGAGATAGAGAAGTATTATTATCACCAATACTAGTAAATACTATAGTACTAAATCCAATATCTTCAGCAACTTCAAATTCAACTGCTTTTAAAGTACCAGATACTGCTTCGCTATCAATAGAAACAAATGCACTGGATACAAGAGCAATACCAAATCTCTGATTCAGAGTAGATCCACTAATAGGTGATGTAACAGTAGGCGCTTGAACACCAGGAGCATTACCTAAGGTAGAGAATGAAACAATACCTACAGAATAATCAGAGACATAAGCAGTGAATGCTGTACCATCATCATTAGACAGATGTCTTGTACGAGCATAGTGAGTCGTAAAACCTGCTAACTGAACATCAACTGTTTGAATTACATTAGTATTATTATCTCCAGTAGATTCCCAAACAATAGAACTAAAGTCAGATGCGACTGAGAGTTGCATCTCAATTGCTTTTAGAGTACCAGATACGGTAGTGTCTCCAACAGCAATATATTCACTAGATCTTAATAGTAGCCCTTCAGTACTAATGCCAATATCATTATTAATTGGAGATTCAATAGAGGGTTCTGTAATACCAGCAAATTCTGTTAAGATGCCTGCGTTGACATCCAAGTAAACAATTTGGACTAGACCATCTCCACTGGCAGTTCTTTGATTAAACTGTCCGGTCCACCATCGGTAATCAGAGACACCATAGTCGGGAGTAGAGAACTGATCGAATAGTAAATCACTACCGGCAGTAGTACTACCATAAGAAACGAGATTACTAGTACCACCATAACCCAGAGTACCCTTACCAACACCTTGTCCACAATCGTTTAATAGCCACTTCCTCAAATCATCAGATGTAGCACCGGGGTTTCTCTGTAGGTATAGAGCAACCAGTCCAGTAACTACAGGAGCAGCAGCGGATGTACCGTTGAAGTTAGCATCGAAATGAGTAGGGTTATCATATCTCTGGAAGTCTGCATAAGTTCCGCTAGGAAGACCAGCAGCTAGAGTATCCTCGGCAGGTGCATAAATGTCAACACCAGGACCACTGTTAGAATATTGTGCTTTTCTTTCTTTAAAATTAGATTCTACAAAGTCATCAAGAGCACCCACATTAATAACAGGATGGTATCCAGTAAACTCATTAAATCCAATGCCCTGAGGGTTCATCCAATCTCTATGGGATGTTGGTGTCCTCTGACCACCAAACTCAGTCCTTGGATCATTAGAACTAAATGTTAAATCCTCAACTCCATTAAGTCTATGAGGATCCGTAAATCCAAGACCAATATACTGGTTGTTATTACCAGCAGCAGCGACCATAATGACACCGGCTTCCATCATCTCATCGCCAGCATTATTAGTGGCGTTAGATCTAGATGAAGAAGACCAGGATTTATAAGCACCAATCACTTGATTATTGAAACCAATAATCATATCTTCGACACCAGATGGTTCTCCAGCGGCGAGAGTTGCTACATCAATTGCACTAGTAATACCAGTAAATTTATATCTTGCAACTCCTGTTGCAGGAACAGCAGCTTGGTAACCCCAAGAACCGTTAACAACCGTAGGATTTCTTACACCAGTTTGCGTATTTACTGGTTTATATAAGTGGAAGAACTTAATGAGATCATAAGATGTCTCAATGTCCATACCAACATTATCAGACACACAAGGCATTGCCCAGATGTTTGACTTAAATGCCAGACCAAAGTTTTTACCAGCAGCAAGAGATGCAGCTGCAGTACCGTGACCACTACCTAAGTTATTAGAACCTGCAGTACCAATACCAATAGCACCATTCCTATTGTATCCAGAAGGAATAGAAACTTCAGGAAGAAGAACAAACTCAGAAGATCTAGCGTTGTTATCTTCCCACCATGCTTCTGCTCTGCTGGTATCAATACCAGTAGATCCATCTGCTAATGTAAAAGTAAACCCATTGACAGCAAAATATCCAGGGTCAAGATAATATGGGAAGTCAAGAACAAGATCAAGCACCCTACTTGTTCCATCATCATTCAAGAATTCTGGGTGTGATTGCAGAGTACCAGAGTCTTGAACAACAATATCTACATCTCTACCATCATATAAGAAGTTAAAGTTACCCTGCTTAGGTGCAATATCACCAACAACACCAGCCCAAAACTCTCCGTTGGTTGTAATACCAGAAAGTCTAGGAAGTGCCCAGTTTGTTCTATTTAATTCTGCAGAGGTTGGATTTGTGGCTGGTGGACCATTACTATCTAAGTCCCTGTAAATTTTTACATCACCAGAAAATCTGTTGGGCATCACCAGAGATGGATCTGGAAAGCTTTCTCTATTATCTTTTAGTGAAAGTTCAATCCACTTGACATAAGGATGACGACCAATCTCTTGAGCCTCATCATCCGTTAACTCATAAGTACCACGAACCGCACTGATTGAGTGCGAGTCGGTACAAGTTATTTGTCTGTCTGGAATTCCATCTTGGTTTGAGTCAATGGTGAGAGCACCATGAATATCGTTCCAATGTTCCGCACTGGTAACTGCCAGGGTATATCTTTTAAGAGTCATGCCTCAAAATCTATCGGTGAGCACCTTTTTTATATTTAGGTATGGTAGAATATATATTATAAAGAGTCTTACTATGAATATTGTTACTGGAGCAAAAGGTTTCATCGGTAGTCATTTTGCTAAGACCATGAATGATGTTCTTGAAATTGATATTGATAATTGTTTTGATCTTCTAAACAAATTCAATCGTTGGGACGAAGTAGATATGATTATTCATATGGGTGCTCGTTCCTTTACAACAGATAAGGATGTTGACCTAGTTTATAAGTATAATATTGATTATAGTATAAAGTTATTTGAGAAAGCCATTGAGCATGGAATTCCAGTAAAGTATGCATCCTCGGCATCTACTTATGGCAAGTGTGATTCTGGTCCCATCATCAATCCTCTAAATTACTACGCGCTATCTAAAGCAACTGTTGATTACTGGGTGCAAGATAACATGCATAGATTCTCCCATATCCAGGGGTTTAAGTTCTTTAATGTATATGGTAGCGGTGAGGTCCACAAAGGAGAGCAGGCAAGCCTTGTAAGTAAGTTCAAGTGGCAATCTGCTACAGGCAAAGTTCACCCCTTTGAAGGATCAAATAAGGTACATAGAGATTATATCTGGGTGGGGGACATTGTAAGTGTTGTGCTCACTAATAGTGCAGGCAGTGGCATATACGATCTAGGAACTGGTGCCGCAATTACTATTCAAGAGGTGGCAGATTTAGTCGCACAAAAAACCGAGGCTATGGTAGAGGAAGTTCCCTTCCCACCAAACCTCGTTGGTAAGTATCAATACAATACTCAAGCAGATATGAATTGGTTAACTTATAAGTTCAAAACCGTTGATGATTATGTCAATCACCACGATGAATTCTGATCGAGTCTGAGTCAAAGTGTTGCGTTGAAAACTCAAACAGTTCAGAGTCATCCAAAGCAATCATCTGATGCTTTAGTCCAGGAGGAACATAAAACTTATCCCCAGGTTCTAAGACTAACAATTCTGATTTACTAAGATCGTCATCCCACCCATAATATAATGAGATGAGGCCACTCTGTAAGTAGAAGGTCTCATCTTTTAGTATGTGATAATGCCAAGAGCATCTCTTATTCTTTTCAATGAATAAGAGTTTGCCACAATACATTTTATTATTTACAATCCACTTTTCATATCCCCATCCTTTGGATACGATTTTAATGTCTGAAGAAGTCTTTGTCATTGATTCCTTTGTCGTCTATGTAGTAATCAGCTGAAGGTTTTCCTAAGTATAGATTGTGAAACTTACATCCCCACGATTCTATTTGATTCTTAGTAAAGTCATAAAACTCTTTCTCAGATAGATCTCTATCGTTATTATATCTACCCATACCTCTAGCAGTAAGATAGGTAATGATATGTCCCTCATCATAGAGTTTATTTATTGTTTGTATGCGATCCCACATGGGTGTTGCGTGGGTATACCTGTGTTCTCCTTGTCCAGGAAAACAAATAGTACCGTCAATATCAACAGTATATCTCATTCGGAATCATCAACTAAACTATAATTAATTTTTCCCCGTTTACCACTGTTAGAATTCTCTGGTATGTACAACATTTTAGAACATTCTGGGAAATAAACATACTCTAGTTCAGATCTCTTCAAAGTATCAACAGCATCTTGAACTGTCTCACAAATCGTATCTCCCCCAAGATTAAAAGAAGTATTAAGGAGCATTGGTATGCCAGTTCTATTGTAAAACTCTTCTATCAATTTATAATAATTTTCGTTCTGGTCTTTAGAAACTGTTTGAATTCTACATGTCTTATCAACATGAAGAACTCCGGGAATTTTATCCCAATTTTTCTCATGAGCATTGACAGCAAACATCATGAAAGGACTTTCTTCAAGTCCACGCATATCAAACCAGTCATTAACATGGTCCAACAATACTGATGCAGCAAAAGGTCTCCACAGTTCACGACCTTTCTTTTTATTCATAATAAATTGTGCTTTTGGATTTCTAGGATCAAAAAGTAAAGATCTATTTCCAAGAGCACGAGGTCCTTGTTCCGATCTCCCCTGAAAGATTGCTACTGGATTGCCTTCCATGATCCTATCAACAACTGGTCCAACCCCCGTAACAAAGTATGAACTCTCCGGGATTATATGATTATTTGGTGGACCGAGGTAGAGACTCTTCAAAGGTTTGATCTCGGTTGACTTAGTTTGTTGTCTCCACTCAAGCATTGCTTGCCCAGCAGAGAGACCAGCATCATAGCAAATTGGTTCAACAAATAATTTACCACCCTCGGGTAAGTATTTTAAGTATTCGTAGTTAGCTACACAATTTAAAGCACATCCACCAGACAGCACAACATTTTTACATCCAGTAATTTCAACTGCTTTTTTGATGAGAGAAATCATATAAGACTCAAAGTCTTTTTGCATCTTATATGAAAGATCACAATTAACAGAGAATTTAACTCTCGGATCCTCAACTTGATCTGGTGCCGTCAGAGCAGGACCAGCCCTAACCGAATCATCTTCCTCTCGTATACATCTCTTTGCCCCATCATTATACATCTTAAATAGATCAATCTTTCCACTTGGAGCAATGTAATCATAATAATCAATGAGAACACCGTTCATTATACGAACGAATATATCCTCATTCACTTCACCATCAATTACAAATGGTTTTATATTGTCATTATCTTTTCCGTATGGAGCAAGACCCATCGTCTTTCCAGATGCAGTATAGTCAAATCCAATGTACTCACTAGCTGCAGCATATGCCATACCAATTCCCGTGGTTGGATTTTCAACCTTCTCATCAGTTTCAATGAACACTGGGACATATCTTTGATGTAGTAGTTCAAAGTTATGTGGATAAGAAGCTTTATAAATGCTTTCAACTTCATGACCACCCTTATTGATAGCTCCAGCGCCATCAACAACTACTACGGCAGCTTCTTTGAATCCAGAATTATAAAAACCAATAGAAGCATGAGACAAATGGTGTTGGTTTTCAAACGACTTACATTTATATTTGTTTTTTCTCATCACTTTAGAAGCAACAAGAAGACAAATATCAATAGAATCACCTACCATTTTCTTTTCCAGAGGAATTTCAATGGTAGTATATGCAATCAAGGAATCGTTAGATACAATTCCATTCCCTGTCAAGATAGACATGAGAGGATATGAATCATGTTTTCTATGAGTCAGTCTTTCTTCTTCTATCATCCATTGAACTTTACCATCGACAAGATAACATACCGAAGCATCGTGAGCAATGTTCATCGATAAGATATGTTTAACATTATCAGGTAGAATCGGAACTTTGGTTTGATGGTCAAACAATTTACTCATAGTCCTAAAATCCTATCAACATCATCCATCCTGATAGTATATGTACCAGGATTCTGTACTGCAACTGCTGCTGCCTTGTTAGCAAAAGAAATAGACTCTTCCATAACAGGGAGCTGAATATAATAAAATACCAGAGCAGCAAGAAAAGTATCTCCTGCTCCAGTAACATCAAAAGTTCTTACAAGATCTTTGCAAGGAAACTTTTTCTTGTTCCACAAGGCACCATCAGCACCAAGAGTAACAATCATATTTTCCCCGTTAGGAATGTCACTAGAATCTAATTGTTCAAACTCCTTCTGATTTATCTTGTAGATAACATTACTAAACTGAGTAGGTAGTTTAGTTTTCTTCGTGTCAACAAATATCTTTGTACTCGGATACCTACCGGCAATATAACTAATGGTCTCAGTATCAGGTAGAAATCCTTTATTGTAATCGGAGATTATAATTGCATCATAAGTATCATGCATCAGTGCCATTTGCAACTGAGATGGATGCAATGGTTTTACATTAGATTCAGAGTCTACTCGGACGATTTGCTGACCACTCTTCTGATCAATATATCGTGTCTTCTTTAGCAACTCTGTATTACATATAAAACTTACAGTGATGCCGAGTGATTCTAGATTCTGCTTAACATTACCTGCCATACCGGAAGCAGTATCTGTACCAGTTTCAACAAGGACAGGTACAGGTGCTTCTGGACTCAGACGATCACAGTCTCCATAGACCCACTCATCGGTACAATTATCCCCGATCAATAATACTTTGTATTGTTTTGCTAGTTGCATAATTTTCTAAACGATCAAAGAATTTCAATTCGGCGGCATACATGGAACCGATAACACTTTTATCTTTCCAATCCGATCCGACTATCATTATATCAGGTTGATATGCTTTTATCAAGTTCTCTAGTTCTTCATCACTAGAGAAAGAGAAAACTTTATCTACAGACTTAAGTGCCAATAGCATTACTTGTCTATCTAGACACGAATTAACAGGTCTAGATTCACCTTTCATCTCTCTAACTCTAGCGTCAGTGTCGATAGCGACAGCAACTTCATCACCTTGGGACTGGGCATAATCTAAAAGTGCAAGGTGCCCACGATGAAGAACATCAAATGTCCCATTAACAAATACTTTAGTCATTAGAAACTTTTACAATCTTACCATATTCAGGAAGATATAGATACTCGATGTCAGAATTTGCAAGGGTCCGAAGAGCATCATCAAGAGTTTCTACAAGAGGTTCTCCACCAAGATTGAAAGATGTATTGAACAGAATAGGAACACCAGTCTTCTCATAAAAAGTATTGATCAAATCGTAATAGTTTTTATTCTGCTCTGGTGTGACAGTTTGAATACGACATGTTTTATCAACATGAATAATAGAGGGAATTTTTTCGTCCACTCCAGGTTGACAGTTGACTGCATACATCATGTGAGGAGTCTCTTCCAAACCACGCAGATCAAACCATTCATCAACATGTTCTTTGAGAATTGAACCCGCGAAGGGACGGAAGAACTCACGATGTTTGATTGTATTTACAAAATCTTTACCGTCAGGATCACGGGGATCATAAAGGATAGAACGGTTACCAAGAGCACGAGGACCAGATTCAGATCTACCTTGGAACATAGCAACAATGTTCTTTGTAGTAATGAGATCAATTACATCTTGATTAGAACCTTCGGATACTTCGCCACCATACTTTTCTGTAGTCTCAATGATATCACTGGCATTATAATGATGCTCAGGTCCCAGATACAAACTTTCGGCATATGGTTTAACTTCGGTATCATTATTAGCATAATGATGCCAGAACAAAGCTGCTCCAATAGCAGTTCCTGCATCATTACTTACTGGTTCAACATAAATGTCAATTCCTTCATCCTTGAGTTGCTCTAAGTAATAATAGTTGGCAACACAGTTAAGACCATATCCACCAGAAATAGCGACATTTTTAATTCCAGTAAGATTAACAGAAAATCTGATCAAATCTAAAACTTGTTCTTGAGAATCTTTTTGAATCTTATAGGAGAGATCCTTACGATTCTTTAGTCTAACCAAGTCTTTGAATGACACATCAATAGGAGTAGACAACTCTCTATTAAGTTGGTCATTTACAATAGCACCATTTGGATAAGTTGGAGTAATTAATGACTGATTTACAGGTCTATAGTGAGGAACAAACTCATTATTTTCACGAAAAATTTCTGGGATATTTTCATTCTCACTACCATAAGGGAAAAGTCCCATAGTTTTACCTGCTTCAATAGAATCAAATCCATTGTACTGAGTTACAGCTTCGTATGCTTTTACAATTCCAGCAGAGGAATCTGCAATCAGGATACATTCCGAATCATCAGAGTGGTCAAACTGATTATTTTTAAATGATGGATCAATAAGAAGTGGTCTTAGTCCATTACCACCCAAATGCCTATACCTCGCCTCAATTTGTGCAGGGTAAGAACATTGGAAAACACTTTCAGTTTCATAAAGCATCATTTGACGACCATTCATAACATGATCGTAAAAGGTGCCAGCACCATCAACAACTACAGATACTGCTTTATCAAATCCCGAACGATAAAACGCACAGGTTGCATGAAGCTTATGGTGAATATTACCTACATCAATAACTTGAGGGTGAGTTTGTTGTTCGGGATCATAATTTGCTTCGCTAGAAATCAATCCTAATTTTCTAGCGAAAGAAGTGTATGGATCCTCCCCACAATAATCCAGTTTGGCAGCACTGTTTTTCATCAACTGTGTGTGTGCTACTACTAGATAATCTAATTTATCAGTATACTCTTTGATTTTTAAAATAGAAAGTAAGGGTGCTCCATCATACTTTTTACGAGAGAGTCTTTCTTCTTCAATGGCAAAGACAACTTCACCATCCTTTAGTAAACAAACACCAGCGTTATGTCCACGGGTGATGCCAGCAATCCATTGTGTCATTGTCCAAATCCTTTGTTAGGTTCACAGCAAGAATTATTACTTGGAGTTTCTGGAGATGCAGTTCCAGAGTAAGGTTTAGACTTTCCCAGTCTCTTCCTACAAGAAGTAATAACCCTTTTAATATCTTCCTTACTCATTTCCATACATTCATCATTCATTAGATCTTGATAATCCTCCATGGTGAGTCTGATAGGAGAGAATGTTCTCTTACCCTCTCCAAGATCAAGTATATCAAAATCTTTATCACCAGGATAAGAAATATTCTCTGGATAAGTAGAACCAATTACAGCAGTGACTGTAGTGCCTACAGACTTAGCAATATGTTGACCAACTGAATCACATCCTAAGAAGTGATCGGCACATTCAATAATACCTGCCCATGTACGAATATCTCCCTGAGGCCAAGCACATGGAATTTTACTTTCATCCACATCAATAGGAAACTGAAATTCGGACATGATAATGACACCATAATCTTCTCTAAGATTATTGATGATATCTACAATATAACTTTGATGGAAACTCCTAGAACTAGGATCAATAATATAGTCTCCTCTAACCTCAGCGGTTCTACCGAAGGGTTGAATAACAATAGTCTTTTCTTTACCAGTCTTTGCTTTAATTTCTTCTACAATGTTGATAGCACTAATAGCTTCAGATTTAGAGAGTTTAATTTTTGGTGTAGGAAGTTCTCTTGGTTCTGTAAGACCATTGATTTCCATATCAAATGCTTGAGCAATATTACACTGCTGATTGTAATAGTGCCACTGACGATATGGTTCTGGAGTTACACAATCTCTAGGTTTGATATAATCTTCAAAAAGATTTTTATGCCAATTATCAAAGGAATATTTGTGCAGAATAGGATGACCTTTAAAGAAATTCATTCCGCCTTCACATACGATAATAAAATCATCATGAGTTTCTGCGTATTTTTCAAATGCAGGGATGGAACTAATTACTCTACCAGCACCACCATTGATAAAGAATGCTTTTGATCTCATACTATTTTGTTCAACAATTTTATTTAGTTAGTAACTAGTAATGATATTATACCATAAAAAAGGTCCCCAAGTAATCGATTACTTAGGGACTTTTATAAAAAACTTGAGGAGTCAAAAAATTCTGGGAGTTTTTTTCCCGAATCTATGTAATTAAAAAGTCAATTTTCAATTAGTCATCCTTAGTAATTCTTTGAGGACCTACCATTCCCTCAAGATCATCAATTGCTTTTTGCTTGGCAGAATTTTGGACATTAACTGCTGCTTCAGGGTCAAATGGCCATTGAATTAAGTAGGTTGAATTTCCAACATCAGACCAAGTTGCGGGAAGATCTCTAAGTTTTTGTCGATAATCTAACCAGGGTTGCTTAACAGAATCAGGAATATCAGAAGCTGATACCCGGTGATCACATTCAGAAAGCATACTATTTCTCAAGTCTCTTACTACAGTCCATGAGAATCTTTCAGTTTCTCCATCTGGAACTGTAATCTCAGCAGCAAAATCAGGTCTGAATTGAGGATTCTTCCATACATTATTGACTACATCATATCCACAAGAGCGAGGAATGATAGATTCATAGAGGCTAAGCGGATCACAAATGTCAGCATTAGGTTCGGAATCTGGTCCTACTTGAACCTCAACTCTATCGGGTTCATATGCAACACCATATAACATAGCTGCATGTATGGGATATTCTTCAGCGTCGAGAATAACTTCAACACAATCTATAGGACAAGGCATAAATCCGCTAGGATCATCTACACCCCAGCAACCTTGACTCCAATCATCAGGGATAACCCCATTTGAATCGGGCATAGGCCATCTTGTCCTAAGATATCTAGGTCCGATGTAAGTAGCAATTCCTACTTCAGTATCATCCTGAACATCACCGCAGTATTGTTCTGGAACTGGGAATAAAAAAGTTTTGGTAATTTTAGACATGGTTAATTTCTCCTTTAATTACTGCCAGAAAGATACTACGACCAACCCACTGCCGCCATATCCACCCCAACAGCAACTGCCATCAGTATGAGCGGATGATCCACCACCGCCAGGGAACAGAGCGTGTCCTCTACAGCATCCGTGACCAGTACCAGCAGAGCAGTTATCATCAAACATTCCACCCCAAGTTGCGTAAGGACCAACGGCAGATCCAGCAAGCGCACGGTGGTCACCACGACAGTAACTAGTGTTCATTCTCATACCGTTGACACCTTTGATACCATATGAGCGATCTCTATCGTCAATACAGTTTGGGTTTGAAGTAGTTACAATACAAACACCACCACACTGTTGCATGTGAGAACAACCGTAACAGTTTTGAGTACAACGGTGGTGACCCCATGACCCACCTTCAGCGCAGAAGTTACTCATTCCTCCCGCAGCACCGTCAAATGGTGTTACGAAAGAAGTACATCCTTTAGTACCACAACAGTTATAAGCGTGAGAATACCCACAGCAAGAACAACTGTTACCACCGGCACAAATAGTATATCGACTTGATCCAGGAGTAAAGTGCCCACAATGAGCAAACACAGTTCTCACTGCATAAGACCCAGATCCGCCACCAGGACCGCTACTACAGCAAAGACCGGGAGATCCAGATCCTCCAGCAGCTGTCAATTCAAATCTTACAGACTGAGTATTTCCGGGTACTGTCCAGAGAAGGCAGCATCCAGTGGAGGCACCATAGCATGTATTTTCATACACATAAAGTTGGTGAGCAACCGCTGTGGATAGACCAACAGCCTGAGTTGATGAGATTGTGGCAGGTAGAATAGCATCACTGCCGTTAATCTTTTTATAACTTTGATACTTCGCCATTAGTCTTATTGTAAATGGGGTTGTTCGTAATAGTATTTAGTAAAAACATAACGAAAAGAAAGGGAGGTCGCCCTCCCCAATCAAAGAATCAGATGGTGATGATTCTCCAACCCTGTGTGCCATCGTAGAAGACCAATTCAAAAGCAGCACCATCAGTGTCAATTGTCATGTCAGCAGCATCGCCCATGATTGGGTTGCCGTTTCTAATGATCGTAAGGTTGTTAGTGTCAAATGTGTCTGCGACATCAAAGATTCTAACGCTATCGCCCTTAACAGGAGATGCGGGTAGAGTAAGATTGAATGCACCACCAGAGGTGTTACAGAAAGCTTGCTGCCTGTTAGCAAGAGTTACATCAGCAGTTGCATCGACATTAGCGTATGCGCCCAGAGGCAACCAAGCACCACCGTTATAGAATTCAAATCCATTTGCATCTGTATCGTAGCGGAGACCGCCTTCAATCAGATCAACACCAGTAGGTCTGCTTGCCTGAGCACCGCGAGGAGGAACCAGGATGCCAGATGTGACATCCATCTTACCGCGAGTCAGGAATCCACGAACTGCTTTCTCAGTAGGAGAAGCAGAGTTCGAGTCGCCTGCCATGGTCTCGTCAGATGAGAACTCGTTAATTGCTTCACCAATCTGACCACCAATAGCACCCAGTCTCAGTTCCGTCAAACCAGACAGGTTGAAAGCGGAAGCATCCAGGGTAGCAGCACCAGTCAACTGGTTGACAGAGAAGAATTCACCAACTCTGAAGTTACCACCTTGGTCAGTGGAGACGAAGAAGATCTTACCAGAGTCCTGAACATTAGTTTCATTACCCTGAGCAGCATTGTTCTCGTTAACATTCGGGTAACCAGTGTCGGCAGTATTACCAGTACCGATCAACAGGAAGTCATGACCCGTGAGACGAACCTTTGAGAAGTCCGTTCTCATTGTGAACTCTTGATCATCGAACGATGCAGGTGCAGAACCCTTACCAGGAGCAACATTGATCGTTGCACGACCAGTGCCAGAATCATAATTGGTTACGGTTCTAATGATGTACACACCAGTGTCAGAGTAACCCATACCGACAGTAGAGAATCCAAGAGCATCACCAACTTTAGGTGTTGTGCTCAGACCAGTGATCTCGAACAGGATATCTTTCTGACCAGAGACTGCATTAGAAGCAGACTTGATTTTGAATCTACCAGTTGCACCTGCACCAACAGAGTCAGTCTCAACAAACTCACCAGGAACGAAGACAGTAGTACCAACACCAACAGCACCGTTAGCACCATCAGGGTTACCGAAACCACTGTTATACTTGAAGTAGATCTGTTCACCAGACTGCTGATCGTTAGAAATAACAGCACGAGCACCCGATAGAGTACCACGCATCGTAGCACCAACAGAAAGCGTACCCGCTACCTGACCAACAACGAGTTCCAGTTTGTCACCGAAGAGGCGACCAGTTCTTGCAGTCTCAAGGGTGGAGAAACCAACCGCGACAGCACCATAATCACCATAGGAATTGTTACCAGATAGAGATCTGATTTCAGAACCATCATCGGAAACATAACCGAAGGAGCAATAGTATGTGAAAGAAGAAACGATCTCAGCAAGAGCATCGTCTTCCAACCAGTAACCCATACCATCGGAATGAATGTGGGTGAAGGCGTCGAAGACCATCGACTTACCGCCTTTACCTTCGGGTTTGCCCTCGTGGACACCACCCTCAATGTGAACACCAATAGCACCACCGTGACCAGTGCCATCCGTAGTTACATCAGAGAAAGCAGTACAGTCTTTAATGTAAGGAGAGCGTTGAAGGATCGGAGTCTCAGGGTTCAGTCTGAAGTAAACACCACAACCAGTGGTGCCAACACCAACCTTTGGACCCCAGAGGTCAGTATTGAATGGATCACTTGAATCGTATCTGAAACCTTCCAGACCCTTCATCGTGATCGACTGAACCGTGCAGGAATCAGAGACGAAGAACATGGTCGAACGACTGTTCGGCGTGACTCCATCATAGGAAAGACCGTCAGCAGCTTCGACGCTTGTACCTCTCAGAACATCACCAGCGATGTTGAAGTTCTTAGGTAGAGTAATTGGAAGTCTCTCTTTGAATACACCAGCAGAGAGTTTCAGGATAACTGGAGATGCATCAGTTACAGTACCACCAGTCACATAATCGTGAGCGATGGTAGAGATACCAACATTGGTTATGAAAGTATTGGAGTCAGTAACAGAGTTAACTCTGAAGAAGAATCCTTGTGTACCGTCAGGGAAGAGAGTAGTTGTGACACCAGAGTGTGCAGAACTACAGGTCATTGAAATGCCAACTAGTTTTACCTGACCGTTGGGGAACAGACCATGACCAGATGCGGTGATCGTTGCAATACCAGTGGACTCATCATAAACAAATGCACTAACTGGTGCAACTGTCTGTGCAGCAGTAGACGCATATGAAATATTAGACCATGCTGAGTCGGGAGTAAGACCAGTATTGTTGTTGCTGCCCTGCTGAGCATCAACATAGTAAACCTTGGTACGAATACCAGGATACTCCCATACAACCTCATCGCTAGAAGATACTTTCAGGAATGTACCTACAGTACCAATACCTTGTCTGGTCGGACCAGTTGAGTTTCTAGTAAGAATGTCGCCTTTAGTTGTCAGCAGTGCTGCGCTATCACCGATAGCAAATGCCTGCCACATTGTGACGGCAGTACCAGGAGTGACATTAATGTTAGAAGATGCAACCGAGATGTATGCCGAAGAGGAATACTCTACAAGGTCACCAATTTCATAGTAATTGGAAGTAGAATATGTGCCGTTCCAGTTGGTGCCTTCAACAAGCAAACTCCAACCACCAAGTCCAGTTGCTACTGAAGTAATAGCAGTACCAACTGGTCTAGTTTCAACAGGGATTAAAGTATCATCAGCAACATAAGTGTTACCACCTAACTGTACAATTTGACCTCTAGAATATGTCTGAGTAGGATCATATGTAGCAGCACCACCTGTGCCGATGCCACCAATCAGCAGTGACCACGCATCAGTGTTTTCTGCAGGGTCAAGAGCACGAGGATTGGTGCCGATAGCAACATAAGATGCACCGTTATACTCAACGATGTCACCTCTTTCATATCTACCAGAAGAATCAAACTTAAGTTGGTTAGCAAAACCTTCGGAGAAGGTAGCAAAGTTTCCACCAGGAGGATAGAAACCATCCGAACCAATACCCGTTAAGTCATGCGGGGATGTGGAGATACCCTGCATTGTATAGTCTGCAGGGACTTGGAATGGTGTGGTACAACGATACTGGTAGGGACCGTAGCTAACAATAGCGTTGATACCATAATAAGTGTCAGTGGTGAACGCACCTTTAAAGCT